CAAGAATAAAAAGATGTAGAAGAATAAGATAAAACTTCATCCAAGTCATTAAATGGATGATTTGACCATGATTTCCCACTAAAAGAAAAATCAGGAGGAGTAAAACAAGAAGACACAACACAATTTCTCTTACATATGGGTATATTTATTGGCTTAGATCTGAGGGGGTTTCCAGAATTAGACAAGTCAATTCCAGAATTAGACAAGTCAATTCTGAGAGGGTTTGTGTCAACTCTCAAAGGGTTTGCGGAGTTTGATAAATCAACTTCGGAATTAGACAGGTCAATTCTGAGAGGGTCATCAAAAGTTTCGCAATCAAATTGGTATATAAGATTTGATAGATAGAGAATATTCTTTTTTTGTGAAAATATAAATAAAGATTTCAACAAATTTTTATTTATACTTTTAACTTCATCAACTAGATCAAGTAGAAATTGTTTAGCTAAATAGTTATCAATTCTATCTATATTAAATTCATACCATTTTGTTTTAAAACTGTCGCTTGTGTAAACAACGAAATTATTAATTATTGATTTCCGATTTTGTTTTATAATTTCACTTAATTCCATTGATATTACTAATAATATTATTTTTATATCTCAAATAATAAAAAAATTAATTATCATTTTTTTTTTCTTCTTTATCACAAACACAAGTATATAAAAATCTCCGTTTAAATCCTAAAATTTCATACTTCAATGCTAATCCATTATAAATAATTAAATAAATACAAGTATCTAATTTCTTCGACAAAATAAATAAATAATTTATCAAAACAGAATCATTAAAATAAACCTTTTTTGTATTAAAAAGCAATGAAATAATCAATAAAAATACATAATATAAAGGAATTAATTTTAATTTACAATTTTTATCAGTATTAAAATGATTGGTATCCAATGTCATATCGCCAGAACTAATGGATTTTGTTAAATTATAATCAATAAGCATTAACTTACCATTACACAAAACTAAATTTTCTAGTTTAATATCTAAATGAAAAACTTGTAAATGTTTTTCTATGTTTAATTCTGATTCTATTATTTCTTTAATTAGATCCAATAGATTATACTTAACTAAGACATCCCTGTTTATTTTTTCATAAAATGGAAGAATAGAGAAATATGTGCCTTTTTTTATTATTGTATTATCAAAAACAAATTCTTTAGATATTGTACCAAGAGAGTATGGTTGAACTATACCAACTCCTTTTATTTTGTATCTAATTATTTTAAAAAAAAGTTGGATCTCTCTATTTTCGTTTGGTTTCGGTAAAATTGAATGCGACTCTTTCAATTTCGTTAAAGATGCTATTGAATTTTTATAAATCTTTAAAACATGTCCATTATCAAGTAAGAAAACTAATCCGATTGAACCCTCCCCGATTTTCTCAGTGATTTTAATCATTTTATTTTCTCTGAACTTATAATGCTCATCATTACTTGATAATAATGTAAAAATAGAGACATCATACATTACATTATAATAGATAATTTATCATATAATCCATTTTTTAAGGAGTTCAATCTCTACTTCACGATTATTTTCTCCCACAGGAGTTTCCAACACGAGTGGAATCCTTTTTCCATAACAAAACTTCACGAAGTGTTTTAATCCGCTACAATCATCACTGGTGATGAACCCTTTCAATAGATTTTCGTGTCTGTCAACTCTGGAAGACAACCCTCTAGCACTGTCATTCAAATGAATTAAACTAACATTTTGCCAGCCAATATTTTTACCAACCAATTTAATAAATTCACCACTTTTTTCAACTGTACGCAAATCGTAACCAGCAGAGAAAACATGACATGTGTCAATACAAACACTCACTCTTTTTCTAATTTCTTCATCCAATTCATGATAAAACTTTCCAAACTCAATTATGTCTGTTAGACATTCAGTTCCTTGACCAGCAGCTGTTTCCAATATTAAATCCGCTTCACACCCAAGTTTGCCCGTTTTCTCAACAACAGTTGTAATAAATTTGGACATATTTTCATGTGCGGATTCCAACCCTTTTCCCAGATGTTTACCTACATGAAAAACTGAACCAATTCCTCCCATTGAATCAATAACAAGGATGTCATCAACTGCATTCATAACCTTTTGTTCCCATTTAGCTTCAACTGCACAATTAAGTAAGTAACAAGCGTGGGAAACCAAAGTGATCCGTTTTTCTTTGATATAAGTTTTTGTTTGTTCAATTTGATCACTTGGGATATTGGACAAAGCGTATCTTTTGGGACTTTTTAGATAAATTTGAAAAACAGTTGCGTCTCCATTATGTTTTTCAAATGCTTTTTGAATAGAACTTTTCATCTTTTTAGATGTTATTGACGTGTGAAATCCTAGCATATTATTATAATTATAATTAAGAAATTAGAAAAAAAGAAAATCAATATTTTATTTATCATTCATCATTCATCATCTGGATGTACTTTTGGTTCCTCTTCATCAGAGGTATCTGATTCAGGTTCTTCATCAGAACTATTTGAATCAGGTTCTTCATCAGAACTATTGGATGGAATAGGGTCTTCATTATGTTCATATTGATGTTGACATAGTGGACATTTATGTCCATATTCGGTAAACCACTTTACTATACAATCTGTGTGTAAATATTTTCCACAACAGGTAAGGCGAGATAAGTTGCACTCGTCAGTGTATTCTTCAAAACAAATCGTACACATTTTGTCATTTATTTCATTTTTAACATCTTTGTGTTTGATACTTGATTCTTTTATTTTGTGAACAACATTATTTGTCGCTGAAAAAGTTACAACATCTTCTTCCATTGATTGATTCAATACATTATTTATAGAATTAATGGTAGGAGGTTGATGCCAATACATTTTCAAATATTTCATAATTTGATTGAATTGGTTAACGTTTGTATGTTCTAGATTTTCTAAAACAAAGCTATTAAAATTAGTAATAATTAACGTTTTACGCATAAAACAATTAATACAGTTACACATAACTGGCTTCACAGTTCCAAAAATAATCATCGAAGAATAGAGAAAACAGAGTTCCTCATTGGTCAAAATAAAACAACTTCCCTCGAATTCTGGTTTTGGAAGATTTTCAAGAAATCCATCAACATTTGTTATGGGATTAATTCCAGTAAAATTAAACTTCATCTTAAATCCCCGCCGAACAGTTTCTTCATCATCCGAAATATTTGTGTAACGTATTTGTAAATATTTTTTATCGCCTTCTTCAACACTTTCCCATTCATCAGGAATCATACCTACTATTGTTCTTACTCTTGATCCACAAATCAGACACATCATATATTGGTCAGATTCGTTTGTAAACTGCATATCACATGTGCAGAAACATTTTGTACATCTAAAACCTTTTTTACATGAACCGCACAGATAAATATTATCTGAAATATCATTACATTTATTACATTCCCAATATGGTGCAAATTCTTTTATATAATCCATAATACTATTTATTTTATTTTGTTATTTAAATAAAATAAAAAATCAATTTTGCGGGGGCATGCTTCCCCCGCTACCCCCCAGCTCCGCCTACGCGGATGGATTTGTTAAGATTTGGTTATTATTGTATAGCGTTAAATGTGACTTTAGAAATTTATAAAATAAATTTTCTAAACCGGTACATCTCCATATACGTATTAGTAATTGTTACTTCGGAGGTGCCACATTTGGCAGAGATTAATGTTTTAGTTAATCCCAACCTATAAATCTGGGATACTAAATAAATAACACCAACGGCAATTGATTTAGGATTATTTTTTTGGCAAATACCTAATTTATTCACCCTATTTGAAGCTTTTATTGCAATTTGTTTGTACCCGTCATTTATTTCTAAAAACGCACAGAAACGAGCAATTAAATCCATCGGTCGAGTTGGCCTAATCTTCTTAATGAACTCTCGGTCTTTGCGAAACATAATTTCAAATGATTCATTGTACCCTTCTTTGAACTTCTTTTCGTCCAAATTAAACAATTTAGCCAACTCATTAATACTTCTTGTTACATCTATATCTTGAATAGAGTGATATTTAATAGCTAATCTTAAACAAGATGCTATAATACTAGTCAAAGATTGTCCCCTTCTAATCTGATTCTCACTAACATTTTTAAACAAAACAATTGCCTTATCGACAACACATTGGGGAATCTTCCCCTTTTTAGCTTTATCAGAAATCATATTCAAAATCTCAATCAATCTCCTCTCTTTATAAGTGATGCCATTCCAACTATTCATTTTTCTCAACTTTTCGAACCCCCTCCCCAAAATAACCGTACTCAAAGACGGCTTATCAAACAAAGGATTAGATGGCATACCACATCGATTTGGATCAGACGATCGTTTATTATCATTTGAACCATAATATCTCCACTCTTGGGCATAATCTATGATCATATCACCTACCGCACCACAATTTGCACAAGCCATCTTCTCGTTATTAATTCTAACGAAATCTTCTGATGAACATTGCAAACATTTTGGTTTCTCTTTCGTTATTACGTTCTCATCTTTTTTTTTTACACTCTCTTCCTCTTCTTTAGTATCGAAGGAACTTTCCATATCAGAACACATATTCCAAATATCTTCGGCAGACATATTATTGAATAATTATAATCTCTTTAAATATTTATTTTTTCATTTTTTTGAATTTTATGAAAAAAATAAATGTTATAATATATGGATTCAAATAACAATAGTTCCAATACAAATGAAGGGAATCCACTTGTTAATAGGTTGAGAGTATTTCTCATAATGATAATTTTTGGTTATTTCCTAATTAAGTTGGCATTCGCGATGTTTGGAGTATATCCGGACAAGTATTATAACCAAACAATAACATTGAATACAAACTTGGATTCAAGCCCAACACAAGTTGTTAATGCTTACGTTCCAGGCATTTGGAACAGTGAGTTAACTGATTTTTTGATAATGATAATTATGTGTGTTATCCTTTTCTTTGTTAAATTCAATGGGGTATTTCCTTTCACCTCATCTGGAAATAAGATGAATTATACATTATGGGTACCTTTCGTAATTGGTCTTGTAATTCCGGCAATTAAGGTCGCCACGTCTACTAATTCGGCAATTTTCGACAATGTCACATCAGTTGCTGTTCTAATTATTGGTGTGTTCATTGTAATTTTCAATTTGTTTTCATCATTCGCACCAACTTATGTTGTATTTGCTGGATTAATTATTGTAACAGCTGTTATGTTATATGTGTTGAGGAATAAGAGCAGTGTATTCAGTAATGTTCTTTATAATGTGAGGGATAAGAACTCAGAGAATTGTACAAGATACGATATGGAAAATATTATCGTTAAATCGTCTGGTGAGCAATTTTCAGTGAATTTGGCTTTCATTACATGGCTAACATTGATGCTTTTCTCTTTTAATGGAGGAGCAGTAAAAGATTCATTGAATGGACTTGTTTTGGGTATTTTTGTGGGAAGTGTTTCATTTACAGGAATGGAGTATCCAATTATAAAAACCGCAAGTGATTTCTGTTCAAGTCCTACGGAATGCCAGCAGAAGGGAATTCCTCATGATAGTATGACAACATCTATTGAGAATTGTGATGTGGGAACCCTTCAGAAATTAGATAAACAAACAACTGTTTTGGAAGGAAAGATTAACACCAATACATGGACCGTTGTTGCTATTTCATTAACTTTGATTTTATTGTTATTATACATGGCAATCAATATAAAAAAATGATTTTTTTTTTCTTCTGAACAAAAGATAATTAAACACACCATATGAATATGTCTGATACAAATAATAAGTCAATGTTTACGTTTAAATATGCAGAAGATCTAACTAGAAATAAAACATTTATTACAGATGGTAAATGTACACCTAATTCAAACTCTTTTAATGGTTTATTTGAATCAATTAAAAATTTACAATTGGGAAAAAAAGTTCATTTTACTGGAACTCCAACTTTTTCCAATTTTAATATTGGACATTTATCTGACGTAAATAGTGATGGGACAACGACTTTTACATTTCAACATCCTGTCTTTGAGAATTGTAATTTTTTAGGTGGTAGAGTTACTAATTTCGGTAGAAGCGGTAGCAGTTTTGAAAATTGCAACATGTTTGATAGTACTTGGGAAGATTGTACGTTCTCGTCCAGTCATACATTTACAAATTGTAATTTGAGGAGTTCTAATATTTCATTAAATACAAAGAAACGTCATGGACAAGTTATGTTCGAAAAGTGCGACCTGACGGATGCTAAAGTTGAAGTCACCGATAAATTGAATCCAGGTGAGAAGTGGGCTGGGTACTATTTCTTTAAAAATTGTTCTCTGAAAAACGCAGACATGAGTAATTGTGATTTTTCAGAAGACAAAGTCGATTTTCAAAATTGCGATATCACCAATACCAACTTCAACGGTTGTATAATTGGCGAACTCAATCCTCACTACGATAACCCCATCTTCAGATGGAAATTTCTAATGAGAGGAGGTAAAATCGTAAAAGACACTGGTTACACCGATCCTGTACCTACATGTATTGGTCAAAAACTAGGATACCATTAAAAATTGAAAAAATGATTTTTTTATAATATAAATTTACAATACAATATTATATATTATGAAAATTACAAGTCATACTATATACACGAGAACAAATAATATTGATTCTACCATTGTCAAAGATTATTGAGGATATAAAGTATAAACATAAATATACCGGCAGTAGTCTACCTTTTGACAAATTACCTCTTAATTTTGAAACAAAAATTACACCAATTACATATAATAGTTCTACTAACAACGTATTAGTAAATACCGATTAGATGAAGTCCTCTAGTTTTGACTTTGATGGTGGTTCTACACAAATAAAAGTACCACCGTTTTCATTAGCACTATTTCTAGCTTTCCAATAATTATTGGTCTTTGTTTCCCAATCGGAAACAGCTCTTTTATAATCAGCCACATATCTTGAAATGTCATCATTACTAGGAAGGGGGGAACCACCATGATTTCTAATTGGTTGAATCCTAGCAACAGGCGGTGTTTGTTTATTATTGTTCATGTTAATAAACAAACTACATATATTTTTTAAGTAAATATATCTTTTTTTTTGATGTAAAAAACCCCAATATAAAAAGTTCATAATAATAAAAGTTAAGTAAAATGATTCTTCTGGAAAATGGGAAACAATTTTGTGGTACGATGGTTGTTGGTAGTTATCTCAAAGGTGAAATAGTATTTCAAACAGGTATGACAGGATACATTGAGGCAATTACTGATCCATCTTATAAGGATCAAATTCTAGTTTTTACTTATCCAATGGTTGGTAATTATAAGGTAAAAAATGAAATGATGGAATCAGAAAAAGTTTGGGTTAAAGGTGTTGTTGTGAGAACAGCAGATGTTTATTTGATTGAATTTCTCAGAAAACATGATATTCCTTTAATGATAGATGTTGATACAAGAGCATTAACCATTGAACTTCGTGAACAAGGAACAATGATTGGAGAGTTATGGGATCAAAAGTCGGAGAAAATTAATACTCCGTTAAAAGAGTTTACACAATATGAAAAGCAAACATTTGGAACAACTAACAAAGATTCTAAGCATATTTTGGTAATTGATTGTGGGATTAAAAAGTCGCAAATTGATTATCTTGTTGATCTTGGTTTTCGTTTAACAATGGTCATGGGAAGTTCTAATTTTTTGCCTTTACTTTTCGATGACCGATTTGACGGAATTTTTGTAAGTAATGGACCAGATGATCCAAAGGATAGACAAGACACAATTGATCAACTTCGACAAATTATTAACAATCCTGAGATTAACATACCAATTTTTGGTATTTGTTTGGGACACCAATTGATTGCTTTGGCTGGTGGTAATGATACAAGGAAAATGAAGTATGGTAACCGTGGCCAAAATATTCCAGTCCGACTTCTTAATGGGGAGAGGGGTTATATTACAACACAGAATCATGGTTATGAGGTTATTCTCAATAAGGAGTCTGGGTTCAGAGAACTCTTTACGAATTTGAATGATGGTTCGAATGAGGGTATTTATCATTTGACTAAACCTATTTTTTCAGTTCAGTTCCATCCTGAAGCCAGACCTGGTCCGTGGGATTGTGAATTTCTTTTTGATGTTTTTAAGAGATTGATACAAAATCCACAAGTTAATACAATTAATCTTTTTGAGGATGTTGTTCAGAAACCTAAAAAAGTGAGAAAGAAAGTTTTGGTCTTGGGATCAGGTGGTTTGACTATTGGGCAGGCTGGAGAGTTTGATTATTCTGGATCACAAGCTTTGAAGGGGTATAAAGAGGAGGGATTGGAGACCGTTCTCATTAATCCGAATATTGCAACAGTTCAAACAACAACAAGTATTGGATTGGCTGATAAGATTTATTCCCTTCCAATTACTCCAGGGTATGTTGAACAGATTATTCAAGAGGAACGGCCAGATTGTATTGCGATTTCTTATGGGGGACAAACAGCACTTAATTGTGCAACTGAACTTCACAAGGCGGGAATATTGGAGAAGTATGATGTTGAGATTTTGGGAACAAACATTCAACATGTTATTAATAGTGAAGATCGTATTAAATTTAAAGAGAAAATTGCTAACATTCCGAATGCTAAAGTTGCAGAAAGTATTGGAACAAGTGATATAAATACGGCGAAGGATTTTGCGAATAAAGTTGGTTATCCAGTTTTGGTAAGAAGTGGATTTGCTTTGGGAGGATTGGGATCAGGTTTCGCGAAGAATGATGAAGAACTTGAGGAGTTGATGTCTACCTCAACTGAGGAGGATGAGAAAATAATAGATAAAAGTTTGAGGGGATGGCGAGAGGTTGAATATGAGATTGTTCGTGATTCTTATGGGAATTGTATTATTGTTTGTAATATGGAGAATTTTGATCCGGTTGGAGTTCATACTGGAGAGAGTATTGTGGTTGCTCCTTCGCAAACTTTGAATGATGAGGAGTATTTCTTGTTGAGAGAGATGGCTATTAAGGTGGCAAATGAGTTTGACATTGTTGGTGAGTGTAATATTCAGTATGCGCTTCATCCCAGTACTTCTGAGTTTTATATTATTGAGATTAATGCTAGGTTGTCCAGATCTTCTGCATTGGCATCTAAAGCAACTGGTTATCCATTGGCTTATGTTGCTAGTAAACTTTCACTTGGGTATTCACTTTTGGAACTCAAAAATGTAATTACGAAGAAGACTAGTGCGATGTTTGAGCCGAGTTTGGATTATTGTGTGGTGAAGATTCCGAAGTGGGATTTGAATAAGTTTGAAAATGTTGATACCAAGATTGGAACAGCAATGAAGAGTGTTGGAGAGATTATGTCAATAGGTTCTACTTTTGAGGAGGCATTAATGAAGGGTATTCGGATGTGTTCTTTGGGAAATGAATTTGATAAGTATTTAAATAACTCTTATGGGGTAAATATGAAAAAGGATTTAACAGATCCTTATGTTCATCGAGTTCTTGATGTTATTTTCCAAGGTGATAAAGATGGAGAAAGCGGGGTTGGAGAGTGGTTTTTGAGAAAAACGAGTGAAATAAGAAGATATGTAAAAAAATTCGAGAACAAGGATCAATTTTATCAAGGTTGGCTTTTGAATGGAAAGAAGTTGGGATTTAGTGATCATCAGTTGTCTATTTTGCTTGGTACAACTGAATCTGTTGTTAAAAGTTGGAGAGATAAATATCAAGTCAAACCGAAGATTAAGAAGATTGATACAGTTGCGGGTGAGTTTCCATGTGACACTAATTATATGTATATGACTTATCATGGGGAGTTTGATGAGATAGAGAATAATATTCCAAATTCGCTTTTGGTTATTGGGTCAGGTGTTTATAGAATTGGTAGTAGTGTTGAGTTTGATTGGTGTTCAGTCAATTGTGTAAAAACTTGTAGAGAGTTGGGATATAAAACAACGATGTTGAATTATAATCCAGAGACTGTTTCAACGGATTATGATATGGTTGATTATCTCCTTTTTGATGAGATCTCTGTTGAAGTTGTAACGGAGTTGTGGAAGAGAAATCTCATTCAGGGAGTTGTTGTGTCTGTTGGTGGTCAAGAATCGAATAATATTGTTATGGGGTTGGAGAGAAATGGTGTCAAGATAATTGGAACGGATGCAAAAATGATTGATAATGCAGAGAATCGCTACAAATTTTCGAGAAGTTTGGATAGAATTGGTGTTGATCAACCTGAGTGGAAGGAGTTGACAAGTTTGGATGATGCTATTGAATTTTGTAATAATGTTTCTTATCCATGTTTGATTAGGCCTTCATATGTTTTGAGTGGAGCTGCTATGAATGTTGCTTTTGATGATAAGAATTTGGTCAAGTATCTGAGTGGTGCAACTGAAGTTTCAGGAGATTATCCAGTTGTTATTAGTAAGTTTATTATTGATGCAAAGGAGGTTGAGGTTGATGCTGTTGCTATGAATGGTGAGCCGATTGTAATTATTATTTCTGAACATATTGAGAATGCTGGAGTTCATTCTGGAGATGCTTCTTTGGTATCTCCTCCACAGGATCTTACACATGATACTATTAAGAAGATTAAAGAATCTGTTAGAAAGATTGCGAAAGAACTTAATATTAATGGGCCTTTTAATTTACAATTCATTGCAAAGGATGATAAGATTAAGGTTATTGAATGTAATTTGAGGTCATCTAGGTCTTTTCCTTTTGTATCTAAGGTTTATGATATTAATTTGATTGATATTGCAACCAAGGTTATGTTGAATAAGTGGGAAGAAGGTGAGATTACAATTCATTCTGATATTGTTGGAGTGAAAGTTCCACAGTTTTCTTTCAAGAGATTATCTGGTGCTGATTGTGTACTTGGTGTTGAAATGAAATCTACTGGTGAGGTGGCGACTTTTGGCACTAATACAGATTATCAAGTTACTTTTTTGAAGAGTTTACTTGCATCTGGTAACAAATTGCCACGAAATGGTAGTAAGATTTTGCTTTCTGTTGGATCAATGAGATATAAAAAAGAGATGGTGAAGGAAGTTAAACTTCTTGCAGAATTGGGTTATAATTTATATGGAACTTCTGGTACAGCTGATTTTTATAAGGAGTATGGGATTGATATAAGAAAAGTTTCTTGGACAAATGTTAATAATTTTATTCGTGGAAATAACGAAGTTAACGAAGTTAAAGAAAATTTAGATTTTGTGTTTAATATTTCGATGTTGGATAGGGTGACTGATAAAACTTATGGATATAATTTGAGGATGACTGTTATTCATTGTGGAATTCCTATGTTGACTGACGTGAAAGCGAGTAGAATGTTTATTCGTGCTTTATATAAATGGGAAAGGAATAAATTTTTGCTCAATCTTAATTCAAAGGTTGATGTGAAGAAGAGTGTTGATATTGATATAACAAGAAAAAATACACAATATATAGAGTATAATGAAGACACATTTAGGAATAAGAGTATTATTTCTGTTGAGCAATTTACAAGACAAGATTTAAGATTGTTATTCGAGAGGGCAGAGGCAATAATGAATGGTAAGTATAAAACCAAGAGTCTCCGGAATAAAGTAATTGGATTTTTGTTTTTGGAACCAAGTACAAGGACAGAATGTAGTTTTGACGCAGCTGTTAAGAGAATGGGTGGTGAAGTTCTCAAGGTAGGTAATAATAATTCGATGAAGAAGGGAGAGACGCTTGAGGACACTGTTCGATGTTTGGAGCAGTATTGTGAAGGATTAATTATAAGGGGTCCAGATGGAACTATTAATAGATGTTCATCAGTATTGGAGACGCCGTTGATTAATGCTGGGGATGGATCTGGAGAGCATCCTACACAAGCTTTATTGGATTTATTTACTATTAGAGAGGAAAGAGGATCTATTACTGGGTTGACTATTACAATTGTTGGAGATTTAATGTATGGACGTACTGTTCATTCATTGGTGAAACTTTTGTGTTTGTATAAAATAAGGAAGATCAATTACATTCCTGTAAGGATAATGGACTCGCGTAATATTGAGAATGTTAAAGATTTGAGTGTACCTGATTACATTTACAACTATGTTGAAAGTAAGGGTATTAAACAAAGAACATTTGAGAAGTTGAGTGATGTTATTGAAACTACTGATGTTATATATATGACAAGATTACAGAAGGAAAGATTCCAACACAGTTATTGGCATCCAATTCAACATCCAAAACTTACACCAAGTTCAATTACAAGGGCGAAGAAGAATATGATTATAATGCATCCTCTCCCGAGGGTTGATGAGATTGATATAAATCTTGATCAAGATCCTAGAGCGGCATATTTCAGACAGATGAATTATGGGATGTATCTTAGGATGGCATTATTAGATCTTATTTATGGATAATTCATTTGATATTTTGGTAAATTAATGTTCAGATATATATTTTTTTGTTTGACAATACTTTTTTTTGACAATACTTTTTTTTAGAAAAAAAAGTGTTTTCAGTTTACTTTTTTTTTGACAATACTTTTTTTTGACAATACTTTTTTTTCTAAAAAAAGTATATAGGAATGGAAAAGTTAGATCAGGGCAAATATGTTTTTACATATCACCAATCGAGTACTCGAGCAGGATTGAACCTTGCGGATATGAAAATATGTCATATCATTCCCAAGGTTATCTCAATCGAGGTCGATGGTGAATCCAATATACAGATTGGAACAGATTTCCCTGAAGGTAAACCACTTGAAAGAATGAGATGGGACTATAATAACATCGCCAAATTCTTTGAGAAGTCTGTTAAGAATTTGTATATTTTTGATGCCCAATCTAATTCTACCAGTGGAATCTTCATGGTTTTTGATGACATGACCGCAGTTTTAATTAAAAAATCAGAAATAAGTACTGATTATATTAAATGCTTAGTTGGAAAACTTATATCCGACGAATGTTCAAATGAAAAGAAGGATGAAGAATCCCCTTATTTCAGTAATAGCTATTGTACGATTTCATAAGAAATCTACCTTTTTTGGTACGATTTCATAAGAAATCTACCTTTTTTGGTACGATTTCATAATAGTGCGATTTTTTTTATTAAATTTTTTGTTACATTTAATCAATATGGTTTGTGAGATATTACCAAATATTTGGATGGGTAATAAAGCTGATGCAAACAATCTACCTTTTCTCTTGAGTAAAGGTATAAAATGTATAATAAATGTAACAAAAAAGTTTCCTCATCCTGAGTTTAAAGATTTTAATTATGAGAAGATAAGAATTCCTTTGAATGAGATTGATCCGAATAATAGTGCTAGAGATAATGTTGATATGTTTGATTATTTGCCTGATGTTACAGAGTTTATAAAAAAAAAGAATAGCAATTTCAAACCAGTTCTTATTTTTTGTTCTGATGGAAGGCAACGAACACCTTCTGTTTTGGTTGGTTATATAATGAGATATGGTAAGGTGACTCCGGAGATGGCGATAAAATATATAGTTAGTAAGTCTTCTACTGTTTTTGTAGAAGGTATATATTATTATACTGCTCTTAAGAAATTTTATGTTTATTTAGCTAAGATCAAAAATTAGAATTTTATTTCTTCTTTTTATATATATATAATGGGTGCAAATCAATCTCAACAAGATCATCAAGATCAGCCCACAAATAATAACATGCCAGATAAAATTGTGGTAAGTGTTGATTCTGTTCAAGAAGATATTTTGGATAAATGTAAAGCTCTTGTTAGGGTTTATAGGAGAGATTTTCTAAATGAAAATTTTTGTAAAAAACTATCATTTGTTATGGAGGATCGTTTAAGTGAATTAGACATGGATGTTCTGAAAGAAGTTAATACCAAATTGGAAAAAACAAATGTACCAAAAAAAATAAGAGTTTTTATGAGTTATGATGTTCACAAAAATGATAAATTTGTTGTCGAAAGTTTAAGTGAGGAATTAACAGATTATCTCAAAGAAGGGGAAGAAGTAGATTTTACAAAAAAATATGTAAAAGAACTCTCACAAGGAGAAAAAATATCATTCATTAGTAACAAAATAAAAGAAGAACTTTTACACAGTAAAATCAATAATAATCAAACAGGAGGATCAAATAACAACAATAACAACACATCAGGATTTTGGTCTAATAATAATAATGACAACAACAACAAGAACAACAAGAACAACATAGGAAATAACAAGAACAATTCCATAGGAAACAACAAGAACAACTCCATAGGAAACAAGAAAAACAAGAATTTACCGAAAGGAACGGAAAATAACCAGAAAAAAAATAAAAAGTACAATCAAGAAGAAATTGAAGGATTGAAGAAGAAATTAAGTAATATTGTTAGTGGAAAAATAGATTCCAATAACGAGTATAAAAATGAAGAAAATGACATTTTAACAAACAATCAAGAAGAAAATAATACTGAAATGAACAATAAGAACAACAAGAACAACAAGAACAACAAGAACAACAAGAACAACAAGAACAACAAGAACAACTCCAGAGGAAACAAGAATAAGAACAACTCCAGAGGAAACAAGAAAGAGGATAAGTTAAAGGACAGAATTAAGAATTTAGATGAAGATTTATTGGATGAAGATGTTTTAGAAGCTGAGATTAAAAGTTTAGAAAACGAAAATAAGAACAAAAGCAATTCTACACCAGAGAGCAAAGCAGTTTTGTGTAGGAAGATTTCTGAGCATTATATGGTGAGATTTAATGTGATTGCTGCAATCTTGAGTGCAATGCCTTATAAAGATAAAGATGGTAATATCAGGGGATTTTGTTATGATAGATTTCAAAATTTGAAAGAGGGTAAGTTGTGTATTCCTTCTGGAGGATTGGATGAAGTTAATAAATTGACAAGAGCGGAATTATTAAAAAGTATTAAAAATTATGTGAATGTCACAAATGAAAAAGATTGTAATGATAAAGGCGGTTATTATAAAATTTTAACAGATATGGAGAAGGAATCACTTCTCAATAGTGAATATTTGTATAACAAAATGTACAGAGAAAATTATGAAATGTTGAAAAATTCCTATATGAATAGTTTGAATTTGCTTTTAGATATTTTAAATGAATTGGAAACAAATACTCAACTAAATAATAGTGTTATCACCCTTTTATCAAAGAAAACAAAAGATATTTTGAGTTCATTATACAATAACTGTCAAACATACTATATAAATTCCTATATCTGTTTATTGAAAGCAGACTTAGACATGAAAAAGAACGATCAAATCAATAAAACTTTAGTTGATCTTTTAGAAGGAACAGATCAAGAAAATGGAAGCAATGAAAACAATGAAAACAATGAAAACAATGAAAACAATGAAAGCAATAAAAGCAATGAAAGTAATGAAAGCAATGAAAGCAATGAAAGCAATGAAAGCAATGAAAGCAATGAAAGCAATGAAAACAATGAAAACAATGAAAAAAATAAAAGCGATGAGAGGAATGAGAATGAGAATGAAGAGAACAAGGATGAAGAGAACGAGGATGAAGAGAATGAGGATGAAGGGAATGAAGAGAATGAGAATGAAGAATAATTAAGTTGCCGTTGTGAGGTTATTACCGGGTGCATTAACTTCTGTCGGGGAATATGTTTGGTTAAGATCGCTATCAATATTCATAACGTAGTCGATTAAATCTGCTGTATTAGTAACGGTTGTTATGGTTTGTCTGGTGAGTCCACGAATATCATCAATAAGGGTACCTAGTCCACCATCGGTGCCAACACCACCTCTTTGTTTCATCTTTTTTTTTGTCTTTTTTATTTTATTGGGCATATTCTATAATATAAAATAAAAAAAAAATTTGAATTTAAAAAATTAGTGTTTTATTTTTAAATAGATAAAACAATATGTCTGATCGAATTTGTAACATTTGTGGAGATTGTTTAGACGATTTAGAAAATGAAGATGAAATCGAAAAATTAGATTGTGGTCATGAATATTGCTACGAATGTATTTTAGGATGGTTTCAGCAACTTCTAAAGGATACTACTAAAAAAGGTGGAGAGACTTATTATATTAAAAAAAATCAGTGTCCAACCTGTTCAAAAAAGAGTGGATATCTTCGTCAACGTATTGGTGAAAAGTTTATTATTGATATACATGGACCAAAACCTAAACCACCGTTAAAGAAGAAGATTCCCCTTAAACCTAAAAAATCATCATCAACTCAAACAGTACCAAATTTATGTAATGCTACACTTAAATGGGGAGGAATTTGTACAAATAAAGGTAAAGATGAATATGGTCATTATTGTGGTGTCCACAAGAAATGGGCATTAACACATCCTAAAACAAGCTCAACAAGCTTAACAAGTACAACTAAATGTTGGGCTAAATTGAAGAAAGGAAAGGCACATTGTAAGAATAAAGCTAAACCAGAGTATGGGTACTATTGTGGAATTCACAAAAATCTCGCAACGACTCACCCCAAAACTTTATCAACAAATTCCGTACCTTTCACCAATTATGGCTTAAACTAAAGAGAGAGAGTGCCTCTCTCTTTAAAAATTGATTTTTTTTTTATGAGAGATGTTTATTTGTGCTATTGAATTATGAGTTTTTTTGAGGAAGTTAGTAAACTGAGTTCTAATTCTCAAGGAGATAAGGAAGAAAGGAATAAGAAGAAGTATCAAAAGGCAGAAGATATTGCTTTTGATAAGATTTCTAAGACGATGAAGGATAAGATTCGTTCTGAAGCCAGTCGTGGATTTAAGACCGCTTCCATTCACACTTGGAGGTTTGTAAAAAACAAGGACGATCCTAAGTCCGTTGGCGTTTCCAAATTCAATGGAGTTTGGATTAAGGATCTTTGTGACAAGGGAAATCTCAAGTCACGTCTATCTGATTTTATTAATGAGGGAAATGAAGATAAAGAAAACATGTTCCGTATTAAAATCAGTAAAAGTGGTGACCGATATGATCTTGTTGTATCATGGCGCGGGTCAGATAGAGTCCGATCTACCGAAGGTCGACCCCGCTAACCCCCTTATCTATCTTCGCACTTTGTGCGAAACTGGTCAAATCGGTGAATAAATTATAACTGCAGGGGGTAACCCTTATCTGTCTTCGCACTTTGTGCGAAACTGGTCAAATCGGTGAATAAATTATAATGTTACCAGTTTAACCCGTTCGACATGTAGTGTCGAAACGGAGCGTAGAGTCGGGCTTCTCCCGTCTCTCTTTAGGCAAAGGTTTGTGTCCATTCGCGGGCTTTGGCTAGATATAGTGTTTTGTCTCTTTTGTATAGATCTGCATATTCTGGTACCAATGGGTCATCAGGATTTGGATCAGTAAGTAGAGACGAGATTGAAATACATAACTTGCTCAAAGTCAAAGCTGGTGACCAATTTTCTTTCAAAATATCCAAACAAATATAACCAGAATCGTTAATATTCATATGATAAATTTTTGTTTTGAATTTTACTTGTGGTGGTTTAAATGGATAATCAGGCGGGATCGCAGCAGATAGTTCAAAAACCCCACCCTCATATGCTGAATCTTTCGGTCCAGTAATAATAAATTTCCACTTAAATATATCATCATTTACAGGTCCTCCAGAACAATTTGAAGGAGGATCTTTAACAAAATCTTTGTATTCTTTTTGTAAACGTCTTTTAGCTGCCATACTCATAGTTTATTATAATAATAATGAGTCAAATTTTAAATCATTTTTTTTTCATTATTGAAAAAAATTGATTTTTTTTTAATAGAATATTTATTATTTCCCACATATTAGCATGACCAAAAAAGGTTCATATGAAGACTTTCTTTATGAAAGGAAACGACGAATTGTATTGGAATTGATTTTTTTAGATTTGAACACTTCTTCAGAAGAGAAGAAAAAAAAGAAAGAATTCCTTAGTTCTTTTTTAGAAAATAGACGTAAGAATTTCTTGAAATTAACCGAACAAAATGTTATTGAAAGAAGGCATAATCACCATTTCGAGAACACAAACAACAGATTATTGACTTCTGTTCGATAACCATTTTTTATAACCACGTAACAACTTTCGACTCCACATAATATTACCAAAACAATAAAAACATGTAACAGCCAATAAAAACAACGTTACACTTTGAGGAATATGCTCAGAATCATATAATTCCATAAATGCATAAATATTGAAAGTGATAATCATAAAAACACGTACAAAAATATAAAAGAACGTAAAGAACCTATTAATATAATCAAAATATGAATATTTCTTTATCTTTCCCAACGTCCATAAATTCAAAATTGGTGTCGTAACTTCTGGTAAGAAAATAGAAACCATAAACAGATTAGCCAATGGAAAGTTCTTGAAAACCATCATATAAATCATCCCAAGCGTATGATGAACCAAATACATATACGAATTGTACAAATAAACATAATACAAATCCCATAAAAAGTAACTCAAAGCCAAATCAACCAACATTATTTGATTATGTTCAAAAGGTTTAACCAAATCATAATCTCCAGAATGATACAAATAATAAAGCGGAAACGTAGACATAATAACTGAATGAACAGTTGAAACAACATAAAATGATAACATTCTAGAATCCTTTTTACTGGACCAATCTTTCAAAAAAGTCCTTTCAGACCCATGTGACATATATCTAGACACTCTATAAACAAATGTCCAGAAAAGCAAATTAAATATAATAATCATAATCGTATTACAAAACACTCAAGTCTTTATATCGTATTTTTTTCATTATTACATTATTACATTACTACATAATATAAATGTCAATAGAAGAATACTTACCCTATAAATCAATGGAAGAAATTCCATACGAAGTTGTAACAGACGAATTAAAAGAAGAATTAGCACATGATCATAAACTTCTAACAACCGAAAACCTTAATGAATTAGAAGAAGGAACAATAGTAAGATATGTCCGAGATACCACAAATACAAAAGCAAAACGAGCAAAATTTGTCAAATTTACTGACGATGACAAAGATATGATGAATTTAACATGGGCCGCCAGAAACATATATGTTGGCTTAGAGAATCACACAGTCTTCTTTAAGTATCGTAAAACGGATAATTTGAGAAGAACGTTGGAAGGTTTTGTTAAGAATAATTTTAAGATTGTCAAATTAGAGGAGAGACATAATCCCGATATTCATTTTGTTTACAATAAGTAAAAAACAAAAAGTGATTTTATTATAATGAACTTGTTTAAAAAGTAGAAAAGATTAATAACTATGAGTGGTCATAAAATTATGGACAAACCTTTTGTCGAAAAGTATCGACCAAAACGTATAATAGACATTGTAGGCAATCAACCCACCGTAGAAAGACTTAAAATGATTGCTGAACAAGGAAATGTGCCTAATCTGATTCTATCAGGACCACCAGGAACTGGAAAAACAACGAGTATTCATTGTTTAGCACATGAATTATTAGGTGAATTTTTTAAAGGAGCAGTTATGGAGTTGAATGCTTCTGATGATCGTGGTATTGATGTTGTACGTAACAAAATCAAAATGTTCGCACAGAAAAAAGTAACATTACCAAAAGGAAGGCATAAAATTGTTATTTTAGATGAAGCCGACCACATGACTAAAGCTGCACAACAAGCTTTGCGTCGCACTATGGAGTTGTATTCTGATACAACAAGATTTGCACTTGCTTGTAATTATTCAAATAAGATTATAGAAGCAATTCAGTCACGTTGTGCAATTTTGAGATATATTCATCTTGATGATATCCAAATTGCAAGAAGAGTTCATGAAGTGGCTCTTATTGAAAATATTAAAATAACTGATAGTGGATTGGAAGCTATTATTTTTACATCTGAAGGAGACATGCGTAATGCAATGAATTCTTTGGAAGCAACCAAAGCAGGTTTTGGTATAGTTAATGATATAAATGTGTTTAGAATTGTTGATCAACCTCCTTTGTTAACTATACAAAGCATTATAGAATCTTGTATTAAAGGTGATATTGACAAGGCTTCTTCAACTATGATGAAGGTGTGTGATGAAGGGTATTCAATTTCAAATATAATTGATATGTTGTTTAAAGTTATTAAAACTCACAAAATATCAGAAGATCTAAAATTAAAATATATGAAAGAGATTGGAACTATACATATTCGTATTGCTAATGGTTTAACAACTAAGTTACAATTGAATGGTTTAATTGCTAGATTGTGTCAAATGGCAAGTTAACTCAAGATATTTTGACGATTCATAATGAATATTTGCTAGATATGCCATCATAACAGTGTAGCAAATATTGTCACTCATTGCGTCGCAATATGGTAATAGTTCATTTAGGTAGTATTTGCTCATTATATATAAATAGAATACAGTGAAATCATAAGTTTCTTTGCTGATAATTGAAACCATATATTATAAATGGAAATAAAAATAAATTATTGGTGACGACCTTTTATTAATTTCTTTCTTGCGAATTTGCTAAGTAGATATTCAGCACCTTTTTGAATCTCTTGTCTCTCTTTATCATTTCGATCAAAAGCATCCGCATAATATGTGTAACCCTCCTGAATAGCTTTTGGAAGTTGATGTTCTATGCTTTCGTAAATGTCATTAATTCTATCAAAATTTTTAACAATCATACCATCCAATACAGTTTTCTTATTATCCAATATCCATTGGCCATTTTTCCAAATAAGCACCAATTTCTGTGTAGTATTTGGCAAAATAATATTCAAATTATATGGATTATCACAATGAACAGCTTTTATGTATCTTAATAGAGATGATCTATTCATTTTTGATATGATATTTAATATAAATTGGTTCGTAATATGTGAAACATCTTCCTTACCAAAATCGTTAATAGTTATGTTAATGTTATTTTGATTCATAATATTCATTGTATTGTTGACATGATTTATAACTTTATTCATAGCTACATTATTATTACTATTATTTTCATAGGATTTGACTAGATAATTAAGCATCTCTTTTTGTTCACTTAATCTTTTGGATAATCCATTAATACCCCCACTAGTTAGATGAGAATTGTTTATCGGATCAAAACAATTATGTTTATCGTAATTGGCTTTATATTTGAAATTTTTATCACATTTTTTACAAGTGTAACCTTTTGTTTTTCTTTTTAATTGATTTAACATTCTTTTATTGGAAACTCTGACACCACGTAATCTACATTTATTTTTTTTGCCTGTTATGTGTCTTTTGAGATTTGACTTTGTAGTGAACTTTTTTAAACATCGTTGACAAACTAATTCATCCGACATAATACTCTAATATTATATCCCTTTTAAATTTTAAACCATTAAAAAAATTGATTTTTTTTTATTAAACTCTTTATCAATCAACAACAAAGCATTATGAGATTAGTACCCATTAAAGAATTTATGAAATCAATTGAAACTAATGGCAAACATATGCAACAATTTATGGATATGGAATTGCCAACACTTTCACGTATTAGTGAAATTTTCTCAACAGAGAGATTTGGAATTATTGATCTTAGATCTTCTCGTGAAGAGAAATTGACGGGGTTTGATCCCAATGAGAAAAATAAGGAAGATCAAAAGATTTTTCAGAATGAGAATATACTTTTTAAGAATGGTTTTGATAGCTTTTTGCTTGATGATTATAGCAATGTAAAGACTGCTGTTTTTCATGATTGTGACAAGAATTTTACTTATTTCCATGCTGATCCACAAGTTTTTCCAAATTTGGAGAATATTGTTATTACAAACCATCCTTGTGAATATTGTGTTCTTCACCGATTTAAGAACACTAGTCGAATTGAAGGGCGTACATCTGAGAAGGAAAATGTAGATATTTATCTTAGCGATTATTTCTACAGATACTACGGATTGGGTAGGAAATGGATTGAGGATAATGAAGAAAATGTTCACAATTACGATGAAGATGATTACTTTAAATGGTACAAACAAAGGAATAGTCTTCTGAATTATTATTCGGGAAGACCTGCTTTTGTAACCGCCACATATAACACTCATTTGCCAGATGTTTAATGTTAACATTCTATGTTAAAAATCTAATACATATTATAAATAACAGAATGAAAACAAAGAATGTCAGGACATTAAAAAACGGAGCCACAGCTGGCTATGTTCTTCAGAAAGACGGAACATGGAAGTGGAGATTCCTTACAGGACCAACAAAAAAGTCTACCAAGACCAAAAAACTCAAGCAATCTGGTGGGTGAGGTATGATTCCTCTCAGTAGTCTGGGAGGAAAAAAGACAAACAAGAGCAATAAACAATCTGGTGGGTGAGGTCAAGCCCCGCCTTTGCCTTCGGTACAATCTGGAGGGTGAGGCGGATTTAAACTCAAATTGGAATAAACTCATTAATTAACAAATGAAAAACGAATTTTTTGACTGTGATGATGGTAAATTGTGTAATTCCTATTTAAAAATAGTTGAGTTTTGTTTACTTGAAAAAAAGAAAAAGATTTGTTTGAACCATATATAAAAAATATGGAATTTAGTATATCATGTTAGAGTTTATCGCCAACGTGGGACAGATTACTGATATTAAATCGACTAAATTGCTTTTGAAATTTGCGAAGGAGAGTGGTTTTAATTTTGCTAAATTTGATGCTATATCTCTTCCTGATGCTTTTGATTCGCTTGCCATTACTGGTGAGTCATCATCTTCACTTGTAATGGCGAGTGATTATAAGGATATTTTCAAATATGCAAATTATTTAGGAATTAGTTTATATGCATCTTGTTATGATTATGATGCTGTTGACATGGCCAGTCGACACACTTATATTTGTGAGATTCCAGTTGAAAAAATTAATGATAGAGAATTTATAAGATATGTATCAGAAAGATTCCAATATGTTATAATAAGAACGGACAATTGCGATTTGGATTTAATCGAAGAGTTGTATTACAGCTTCGGTCCACACCTTATTATGTTTGAACCAGTAAATACCAAAGATAAATTATCAGGTTTAACTCAGATTAAGTTAGGAAATTTATATACAGGATATTCTGATAACAATGACAATCCAATTCAAACAATAGTTGCAGCAACTCAAGGTGTAAGTTATATTGAAAAACCAGTTACATTAGATCGTAATCTATTTGGAAATACACGTACTCGAGATGTTATAGAGCCAACACAATTCAAAACTTTTATAGATAAAGTTAAGTACGCCCGTTCTCTAATTTAAAAAATATCCGAATTAATATATATACAAATGTCGAGAACAACTGTTATTTCGTCGAATGGTAGATTAATTGAAAGTGAATACAAAAGACCAAAGAAAACCGTAACACAAACAATGCAAAATAAGAAAGATATTGAAGCAAAGTTACAAAATTATGTCGAAGTCAGTCAAGATGAGTTGTGTTATGTTCCAATGGGTACTCATCTTAGGTATTTAAGTTGGGACAAAAAAAATAAGAAGGAACTCTTCAGATTTGGAGGGCTTCTTATGGTTGTAAAAGATCAATATGTTGTTTTAAAGGGGAAAGGTGGTAAGACGTTTTCCGCTCAAAGATATGCTTTTGATGGTAATGGTAAACCTGTTCATGCAACCAGATTTTTCAGAAAATTAAGCAAAGAGGATATTGCGACTAAAAAGTTGGAAGAAACCATTCAATATTCAAATGAGGTTTTCACCAAACAAAAATTGGCAATGGAGAAGCAGCAAAAAGAGATCGAAAAGCTCAAAAAACAATTAAAGAAAACTAAAAAATAAAGAGACAAAAAGAGAGTGCCTCACCAGCCTGAAAGGCTGGTAATCGGGGCGAAGCCCGACTCTCTTTTGAACTCTATGCTCCGACTCGCGTCCCTAAGGGGTGCGATCGGGACAAATTGGTTATAAGTTATTTACTGGTTTGTACCCGTTTCGCACGAAGTGCGAAGACGGAGAAGGGGGCCAGCGGGGGTTACTCCCGCAAAATTGAAAATAATTATGTATAAGATATGTTTTATACATAATTGGTATGTCTGAGTTATCATTTTTACATAATTCAACATCTGAAGAAACAATTGGTGTGATTAATGTTGTTTTATTTATTACATCATTTCTTTTGGGAGGTATTATTACTTCTTTTATTGAACCTGATCCAAGTCAGTATCAAGCTTTTTCACCAATTGGGATTGCTTTGATTCTGAATCTATTGATATCGTACAATATTATTTGGTTTTTCATAGTGGTGTTTTATGCTTTGTTCATCCAATAAAGTGAGAGTGTCTCTCTTTTAAACCCTACGCTCGTGCTTCGCACGGTACAAATTGGTTATAATTCATTCATTGGTTTGTATCACGTTCTGAGCACAATTTATAATATCTTTTTTATGATTATTCAAAAACAACAATAACTTGTGGTTCTTGAAAAGTTTTGTCAAGAAAGAGTTTTTCAATTTCTTCAAATTCTCCATTTTCATACATATCTCGCATTTTTTGTTGTTCTCTGAAATGAAATGGAGCCATCAAATCTAAAATATGAGGTTTATTCAAATGTTTTTGATGAATACCTACAATAAGTACATCTTTTTTTTGATCATATTCAATATCATAAAATCCATACATATCCATTGGTAAAACTTTAACATCAAATTTTACACCATCTTTTTCGAGTGGAGTTTCACCAGCTAAGTAATCATCAACAAGTCGGTCCTTTTCATCCGCACGTTCAACATCATTTTTGATTTTCAACATTTCATTGTACTCTTTTTGCCAACCTTCATCCATAAATGGAATGAGGTCTTTAAGTTCAATAAAATATCCGTAATATACATCAGCATCATAAATATTTTTCATGGTGGTCAGATCAATAATAAATATTCCTGATGTAAAAAAAAAATTTAAACATTTATTATAAATTATAATAAATGTTTAGTCCAGATCAAATAGATGATATATACAATTTTATTCAAAAAAGATTTGAAAAAAGTGGTGAATTACCCTTGCGTAAAACTTTAAAAACAGTTTTTTGCCCAGATGTTTCGAAATATAAAGACAAAGTATTAATCAGAATGTCTTATGATTTTTGGAGAGGAGGTAACTGGTCAGATAACAAACTTATTGATAGAAAGTATTGGGAATTGATACAAGATGATCCCAATTATGGACAAACGGAGATATATCTTGGTGAAGTTAATGGTAAACACAGTGAAGTAATCCGTAAATTTAATGATATTTTTGACGAAGATGTTTACGATCCTTATGAAATTTATGACATTGCAAGACACGAAAATATCAGCGAAATGTATGGAGATCCTCCAGAGGAAGATGATGATTTCTTAAGAAATTTCCAAGATATTCTTGATTTTTCTGAATATGACGACAAAATTCTATATGTTTTCAAGTGTGGATATAAGGATTGGAGTGTTTTACTCGATAAAAGTTATGGCGAAAATATTCCTTCTGAAACATGGACGAAAACTATAATAGTCGAGGGGAGTGTAAACTATACTCTTGAAACGATGCTTGTCAATGAATACGAAAATCCAATTGATATTGCATGGTATCTATCCGACAATAATGATCCAGAAGGGAAAGAGTTTTTTGGAAAAAAATTTAATTACAAAGAGTTCATTTGCGGGGGTAACCCCCGCTAGCCCCCTTCCGCCTACGCGGTACAAATTGGTTATATTAATGTATAACCAATTTCATTTATAATATAACAACCAACTTATAAAACCAATTTGACCCGGTTGACACGAAGTGTCAAGCCGGAGATGGGGGTTTAAAAGGGGGAAGTGCCCCCTTAGGTGAACCAATTCTCCCCGAGGAGAACAATGTCACCCAACATGTCAATCTCATACTCCTTCTTCAACTTCTCGTTGAAGTTGTGAAGAGTCTTGAGCATAGTTGTCCATGGAGTTGGAGTACAGGTCATCTGAGCAACCTCGTCGAACTTCAACTCACAGAATGCCTGAAGCACCTTGAGAACACTTACCTGTGTACCCTTTGGACCACACGAGTAGTAAGCACCATTCTCAAACTGGTGAGTCATTGGTACCAAACCTTGCTGATGAGAACAGTTGGCAACAAACATGTTTGGAATCTTGTCGAAACCGAAACGCCTATTGTATCTGTTGATATCACCCAAAGTCTTCTGTGTGAAGACACGCTCACGGGATGCCATACCACCACTTCGTACCCACTCATCAACCCTCATGTCAGTGACAACAAGGATGTCTGGGACTGGGATACTATTCTTACCAGCAAAGGCAATCAAGTTATTGAGAGCCTTCATGTAATTGGTTGAGTAACCGATAACACATGGTGTCTGCTTGACCTGAACAGCGAAACGCGCCAACCACTCCGTTGGAGTGGAGCAATGTCCCATGTTCATGATCTGAGCATCAGTACTGAAAGCAATCCAGATACCATCCAATGGATGCCCCTCTGGACGCATAGTGAAGATCATTGCCATAATCAACGCGAGGTTGATAGCCTTGTAACTCCACATAGATCCCGAAAGATCAACCATAGGAATCATATCCATGGTTCCAGTTACCTCCTGACTCTTCTCAACAACGGCCTTGAATGCAATCTCCTGCTCTGGAGTCATTGCTGGCATTGTTGTGTTAGTCCTTGTGTAACCATAACCACCATAGGCATAGCCATAGCCTCCTCCAGTTAAGTAAGAGACGTACTGATCCATGTACTGGTCAAGAACAGATAAGGCACTCACGGTACCCTGTGCTGTGTTAACCTTGACCTTTGGATCGCCCCTCACGAGGGAGCGACGCCACTCCTCCAAAGACTTAGTGAGGTGACGATCAAGTGCACGTGGAACCTTCTTCTTGGTAAACCCACTGTGCTTCGAACGAGTCAAAGCAGGAAGTGTGTTCAAGAAGTTGATACCAGCACTTGTACCATCAATCTTGCCAAGACCCTTACTCATGATCTGCTCAGGAGTGTTACGGTTCTTAACAACAAAATTTCGGAAATGCATACAAGCGAGGTTGTACGACTTCTGATTCCTTGCAAGCTTGCGTCCGAACTTGTACTCATAGAACAAATTGACCATCTTTGCATAGAAAGCGGTCTTCTTAGCACCCTTGTTAATTGGCATCCACTTGAAGAAGAGACCACGCAACTTCCTCAACTCGTTGAACGCCTTAGAATCTCTGATTCCATCGAAATCAGTTCCAAAACTCTCAGTCATAAAAGCAAGGTAGAACCTCGCAGTGGCCTCTGTCAAATTCTTTTCTGCAGAATTAGCGAATGTACGATAATCCTTACAAGAACCAAGCAAGCCAATCAAAACCAAGAACTGTGCAGTTCTCTCTGGATTGTGACGAAGATAGTACTCCATCGCATTCAAGAAAGTAGTCTTCTTACCATCTCCCAAACGTGCTGCACGCTTGAAAAGGGTAACCAACTCAAACACAGAACGCATGTCTGGCTCAACGCACTTAGCCTCCAACTCGGCCAACCTTGGATAAGTAGCACCATTGGTGCCCTGAAAGTTGAAGTAGTCCAAGAGGACCGCCTTCAACTGCTCCTCGGCTGGAAGGAAGTAAGTTCCAATTGTGTCGAAAAGAGGAGCCTTGCTTGGCTGCTCTGGATCCTTAGAAAGGACCTCATCAACACCTGTGTGTGCACGCACCGCATTTCCAAATGCGGCTACACTATCAACCTTTACGGCTCCACCACTCTCTGGTGTAGCACGTGTTCCAAATAAACTGTTAAAATTAAAAGAAAGCATAGTAAATGTATATAAAATTATTTCTTTAAATAATTTTATATTCAATTTTGCGGGGGCATGCTGCCCCCGCTACCCCCCTGCCTCGCCTACGCGGACAGATTTTGCTGTAGTTTTTACAAAGTATTGGCGTTGGAGGTTATAAATGGAGAGTTACTTCTCTATCAGTTCTGTTGTATTGTTCGAATTTGACTCTAGCGAGATTGAGTAATTTCTTAGACGCTATCATGAAATCTTGGCCTTCATATTTATTCTCCCAGTAAACAACCCGCTTGATTCCAGCTTGAATGATTATTTTAGAGCATTCATTACAGGGGAACATTGTGACATAAATTGTTGATCCCCTCAAAAGATTGGGTAAATTACAATTCATGATTGTATTGAGTTCTGCGTGACAAACATATGCATATTTTTTATCTAAGAACGCGCCTTCGCGTCCCCACGGAAGGTCATCATCATTAATACCGTTTGGAAATCCGTTGTATCCAATACTTATAATTTTATTGTCTTCGCTTACAACACAAGCTCCAACTTGTGTAGAGGGATCTTTGGAACGTTCTTTGCTTAATTGTGCAATTCCCATAAAATATTGATCCCAGTTGATGTAGTCTTGACGTTTACAATTTGTATTGTGACTCATATACCTTTAATATGAGGAAATCTTTAGGTTAAAAATGATTTTATTTTTTTCAAACAATACAATACATACATACATACAATAAATAATAGGAAATGAATAAAGATGAACCATCAAGAAAAAAAATACGTTGTGAAAAGTCAAATATTGTTAGAAAACATGTTGAATTCTTTGCTGAAGTTAATGGTGAATTAACAGATTTTAGTATGCGAGCTGGTCATGCCACTCAACATATTGAAAAAGGTGTTGGACTTAAAATCCGAGCAATTAAAAATATGCTTAGTGAAAGAAATTTACCACAAACAGCAGATGCTATTTGTACCCTTGAAAATCCCGCTAGAACAGGAATTTGGAATACTGACGGAACTTTCAATGAAGACATATTCAATGAAATTACCAGTAAAGCCATAAATGGAGTAGGAAAATATACGGGGTGGAAAAAAAGGGTTGTCACAAAACAAATTATTCGAGATTTTCTTAAAAATAAATACAAGAAAGCTGTTGATAAAATTGGTAATGCTTGTAATATATTTTTTGTTATTCCCGTTAATTGGAAACAAGTAACAAAAGGCTCAATTGATGAACTTTTTGAACATTATTCAGATTGTAATTACAATGGAGAAAAAACATTAAGTGTAGAAAGATTAAGAGAATTCTATACAAATCCTTCAGGATTAATGAATAAAAAGTTAAACAAAAATGGAATTTTTATTGACAGAATTATATTGAAATAATGGGTGTATTATAAAAAATGAATAATATTTTTTAAGGTTTTTATATATCAATAAAATATTATGACCCAAGGTAAAGATGATGTATTTTGTGGAGAATGTTGCAAAGATATTACCGATAAATATGATGAGGAATCGCCGAAAAATGTTATTTGGTTCTGTTCTCATTCCTGTTCAACAGAATATAAACGAATATTGAATATTAAAATGTTTGGAACAGATGATGAGAAAGAGATAAAAAAAATAATGCGTGGCAATGATTGTTCAATTTTGTAGTAGATCAAAATTATTGGTCTAATGACCCCATAATAATTCTTTCATCGATTCTACAATAAGAACATATAAAAAAATAATTATAATATAATAAGGTATGACCAAATTAACTATTGGAATAACAGGTGGTTCAGCATCTGGAAAATCAACTTATGCCCAAAATCTTAAAAAATTTATAAATGAAATAAACAAAGATCTCAGTATTATAATCATCTCCATGGATAATTTCTACAAAGGTTTAAGTTCCTTCACGGAAGAAGAACATCAACTTTTCAAAAATAATAACTTAAATTTAGATGCTCCATCTATTATCAATTTTGAAGCTCTTAGTAAACTTATAAAAGATCTCCAAACTGATCAAGTTCCAACTGAGATGCCAATATATGAAAGGATGGCTTATGATGTAACAAGTCATCAAACCATTAATGAGAAACAGGATGTTATTATTATTGAAGGGATATTTATTTTCAATAATAAGGAGATAAGAGATCTGGCGGATATTAAAATCTTTATAGATGCTCCGAATCATAAAAGAATTGAGAGACGTCTCCGAAGATATACAGAATCAAAACTTGATGAACAAACAGAATATTATAATAAGTTTGTTGTTCCCGCTTATGATCTTTATATAAAACCACAAAAAGATAATTGTGATTTCATTATTAATGGAGAAGAAGAATTTCATAAAACTTTAACGAGTGAATTGCTCCAAATGATTTTTAATATTATCTAGACTTAAAATTTATAAACTATGTTCGTATTTTATATATTCTTTTATGAATAGCTTTTATAAAATTCATTCGCATCATAGAACATATTCTTAGATATTTTTGTTGATAATATAATCGATTCATAGTTATCAACATTAAATAACATCTTTCTATTTCCCAATTCGACACATAATCTTCGCACTCTTTTGGTGAATATAAAGTATCTCTATTGAGAAGATCATTATATATTGATTCACATTCTTTTATGATCTCTTTTTCCAAATTTTTTGGCAATTGTTTACACATTATTAATACAATATTCTTTTTTTTTTATATTTAATTTTTCGATACGAAAAGAAAAAGTGATTTTTAAAAAGTTTAAAAACCAAAATCTAATACATCTATTATGAATATCGACAGTGTATACGATAAGATATTTCATTTTCTTGACTTTGAAGATGACAAAATTAATATCATTAAATTGATTGATTGTCTTGAATCTAAAGGTATTTACAAGAATGATCCACGTCTATCCAAAATAAAGAAGAAATTGGATCAAGATAAGCAAAAGATCTTTTACACAAAAGAGGAGTTTAAGGGGTTGATTGATGATAATATCATGTTTATTTCAAAGATTATGAGGAATGATTTTATTATTCCTGATTTCAAGAAGTTTACAAACTCTATCAAAACTCTTTATGAAGAGTGTAAAACAAATACAAAAGGAGAAAAAGCCACATATATTCCCCAACTTGAAAAACAAGATGAGAATTGGTTTGGAGTTTCCCTTTGTACAGTTGACGGACAACAATTTAACATTGGTGATACAAGAGTAGATTTTTGTATCCAATCTTGTTGTAAACCAATCAATTATTGTATGGGCTTAGAGGAACGTGGTGTGGATTTCGTACATGACTATGTAGGAAGAGAACCAAGTGGTGAAGAGTTCAACGCATTGAAGCTCAATAAAGATCACAAACCTCACAACCCACTTATTAACTCTGGAGCTATTATGATGTGTTCTATGATTGGTAAAGACAAGGATTCTTCGGAAAGATTTGATGACACAATCAATACATGGAAGAGGCTTTGTGGTGGTCAAAAAGTAGGTTTCAATAATTCAGTATGTCTTTCAGAGAAAAGTCATGCTGACAGAAATCGTGCTTTGGCCTATTTTATGAATGAAAATGGAGGATTTCCAAAAGGTACTAACTTATTGGATGTGCTTGATTTTTATTTTGAGTGCTGTTCAATGACTATTACATCAAGTAAACTCTCTGTTGTTGCTGCAACTTTGGCTAATGGTGGGATTAATCCTTTGACATGTGAGCGTATCTTTTCTGATACGACTGTGAGGAATTGTCTTTCATTGATGAATAGTTGTGGAATGTATGATTATAGTGGTGAATTTGCTTTCAATATTGGTCTTCCTGCAAAATCTGGAGTAGCTGGCGGAATTTTCCTCGTTATTCCAAATGTTATGGGAATTTGTACATTTTCACCGAAATTGGACAAATATGGTAACAGTGCAAGAGGTGTTGATTTCTTCAAAAAACTGGTAAGTAAATTTTCTTTCCACAATTTTGACAGTCTCATGCACTCCTCCAAGAAAGAAGACCCACGCATATCTTACGATCACAAGATCCGTACAAGAGACATTATTGAAATTTGTTCTATTGGCGATCTTTCCGCTCTTAAATACGTTCAACTAAATGATGTTGATCTCGATAAAGGAGATTATGATGGAAGAACACCTCTCCATCTTGCTTGTTCTAATGGACATCTTGATATTGTCAAGTACCTTATCGAACATTGTAACATTAAAAACAAAGAACCAAAAGATAGATGGGGAAATACACCAATTGATGATGCCAAAAGGGAAGGCAATCAAGACATCATAAAGTTTCTTGAAAGTTTATGAAAATAAATTTATAACAACTTCTCATTAATATTTATACCTATTTTTTATGTCTGGTGTAACAGAATTAGAATCCATAAATACAGAAAACAAAACTTTCATAAATTTTCTATCTTTAACTGTTCCCAACAATTTACCATTATAATACATAACTAAGCCATCCAAAAAATTAAATTGTAAGGTATCTTCATAATTTAATTGTTCGACACTACCAAGCAAAGTCTCAAACTTTTCAATCTCTTCGGCACAATATCCTTCTCCAACTCTTGTTTCAATTGCTTCTCTGAAAGCTTCCATCATTCTGTCACGAGTTACTTTCCTATAAAATCTAAAAACTAACAAATTAGTATCATCCGAATCAAAACTCTTCTCAGTAATCAAAGAATCACCAGCGTAATATTCAGATTTATTGGAATAAAATCCAAGACCATAGAAAACAAACTTGAATTTAGTTCGTGTTCCTATAGAAACTAAACTATAATCAGTATTATTAACCTTGATAGTTTCTTGAAAAGTCATTCCCGATTTTGCGTGATTTATCATTATTATTATACAATAATATATTTTTTAAGTAGTCAAATTATACTTAAGGTTTTATTGCATATTATATTGATAAAAATATAACATGGAGAATTCGTCTATTAGATACTGTAAGAATTTTAGCACATATGATGACTTTGAAAACTACAAAAAAGTTTTAACTCTTGTTGATGAGGGCAATGTAATGGAGGAAGGTCCGAAAGTGGAAACTCCCGATCATTGTAAATTACAATTCAAAGAACATCAGAAAAGAATTATTTATGAAATGATGCAAAAGGAAGATGAGAAGCAGAGGGTATCTAAGAAGTTAAACTTATTCGTGATTAGTGATAAAGTTGGTTCAGGAAAATCAATGAATGTTTTGGGATTAATTTCTCACAAACCTCGTGTTGATGATTGGGTAGGTAACATAATCAAATATAAACCTGACAATGCTTATGATTTTATTGGATATGAAATAAATAAAGAGGAGTCAGTATTCTTGAGAACTAATTTGATTGTTGTTCCGCATTCAATATACTATCAATGGATTGAGTATATTGGCTTTTTCCCGAATCTTACATATTGTGGAATTGAAAAGAAGTTACATATTGATAATCTCAATATTGATGATCTTAAAGAAGGTAAATATGATATTATTCTGATTAAATCAACAAAATATAATGGATTTATGGATAAAATTTACGAGAGTTGTGCTCTTCACACAGAAACTGTTTATAAGGATTGTCACAGTAGTAGTAAGGTTACTGAATTGGATAATAATATTTATGATACTAGGTGTAAGATGAAAAATATTGCAAATGGTATTGGGAGGCGCGATCCGACTATAGATTATAAATCAGATGTTGCGAATCTTATTGAAGCCTTGGTTGGTATACAAGAATTTGATATGGATAATGTGAAGGATTTATGGAAGGAAACTATTATTGATAGGGTTGTAAGTGTTAGGGGTCCAATTTTTGACCGCGTATTTTTTGATGAAGCGAATTCTATTAATCTTCCAAATTGTAGAACAGCTTATGCTAAATATAATTGGTTTATTACTTCATCATTGTATGATTTGTTTTTTCCAAAGGGTAGTAAACAATATCGTTATCACATCAGTGGTTTGCCAGATAATGTAAAAGGTATTTATAATCATGGTTTTATTAGGAATACATTTTCTATTAATCAGGTGATGAATAATTATAGGTTTCTTCAGGATATTTATTTGAAGAATAATGACCAATTTATTAAGAACTCATTTAGTTTGGATGCACCTATTAAGAATTATATTATGTGTTTTACACCAATTCATATTAAATTGTTGGATAAGGTCGCTCTTCCAAATATTATTGATGCACTTAATGCGAATGATATGACAACTGCAATGAGTTTGGTGAATGGAAATATTAAGTCTGATAAAGATATTTCTAGATTAGTTTTATCCACTTTATCAGATAATGTTCGCGAATTAGATGAAAAAATCAAATTGAAGAAATTAGATTTGATTGATATTGAAGGAAAGATTAAAGAAGAGAAAGATATTCTCAAGGTTGAGAAAGAGGCATTTGATGAGTTTATGTTGGGTAAGACTTTAGAGGAGGAGTTGGATGAGATTATAGAGGTTGTTGGGTTACCGCCAGAGAGTGTTGATTTTGATTCTTTGAATGAGAAGTATAAAGAGTTGAAGAGTAATTATTCGGTTCAAAAGAAGATTTTGGAGACACAGAATAGTAAGAAGTATACAATTAAGACTGCGATTAAGAAGAATACTGAGAGATTGTTGGCAGCAAAGAATAAACATGATTCTTTGAAGGAGAGAATTGATAATGTTGCTAATGAGAATTGTCCAATTTGTTTGGAAAAAGCTGAGAAGCCAACATTGGTGCCATGTTGTAAGCAAGTTTATTGTTTTGAGTGTTTGATGTATTGTTTGAATGCAAGTAACAATCAATGTGCCTTGTGTAGGACTCCTTGTAGTTTCAATGAATGTATTGTTGTTGATAACAATTATGAAAAAGCTGAAGGTAAGGGCAAAGATAAAGAGAAGGAGGATAAATTGTTAACTAAGATTGAGAAGATCTTGGATTTGGTGAAGGATTGTAAGGGTAAGACTAATAAGAGGTTTTTGATTTTTTCTAGTTATGAGAACTCATTTTCAGAAATTGAAAGTGCTTTGACTAAAAATGAAATTAATTATAGTTTACTTAAGGGTTCAACTGGAAGAATTAAGAATATTATAAATGATTACACAGAAGGTAAGGTCAATATTCTCTTGTTGAATGCCAAGTTTTTTGGTTCTGGATTAAACTTACAAATGACTAGTGATATTGTCATGTATCACAGAATGGACAACGAGTTGGAGAAACAGATCATTGGTCGTGGACAGAGATTGGGACGTGTTGGTGCTTTGCGTGTTCATTATTTGTGTCACGAAAATGAGATACGAACGTAGTCCGACCCCCTTCGCTATATAAGAGCGTAGAGTTTAAAAGAGACGCCGCCGCTTCGCTTCGGCGCAACTCACTTCGTGAGTTGAAAGGCACTCTCTCTTTGTTGGTTATAAAAAAAATCTTAATCGATTTTAGTTTTATTGGAATCGATGTGATAAGATTTGTCGATGCGTCCTTGACGGAGCAAAGACTTGTCTTTTTCATTAATCTTTTCAATTGGCACATTTGAAGTCAGAATGAGAATCAAATGTGGATAGAATCCTAGATCTGTTGTTTTGTCCAGCATCCCATTCCAGTCGCTTTTCTCGCGGATTT